ACCTATAACTTTGCCAAAGTTAATTTGCGAGTTCGATTCTCGCTACCCGCTCCAAATTGGCCAGACCTGTATCCATATTCTGGCTCCGCTGACGCGAAAACAGGATGGGCTGCGCTCACGGGGTTTGATAGTTTCCCGACACAACAATAACTATCACTAATAAAATACGGCCTCACCCAATGGAACATAGTTCTACGGTGAGGTTTTCTCTTGACCAATTCACAAAAAGAAAGTATAATAGATACATGTATAAGGTAATAAGCAAAATAGGACTTACACTGAATGAGTGTCCAACACTAGACGAAGCAATGGCATTTGCCAAAACTGTAGGTATGTTTGTAACTATCAAAGGTCCGGACTTTGAAGTCTGTGGTATCTTTGGAGTAGACACTGTCAAGGATGGTCTATGCCCCGATGGTGTTGCATATGATTGGAACAAAGCCAGTCGTATTGGTCGCGTTAAGAAAGAACGAGTTTAATATGCCATGGATTGAAAATGTATCGCTAGGCGATATCCCAAAAGGTCGGCATCACAATGCTGGTGATAATTCTATGCTGATACAAATTGTAGATCCAGCAATGACATTCCCTACTCCTATGCACAAGTTCAAAGAGACTCATCAATTTGAATTTCTTGATGTAGAAGAAAAGGACGAAGTGCTGGAAGAAGCTATGCGGTGTAGTCACGAGCAAGCCGCAGAGTTAGTTCGCCTACTACAACATGCATTAGACAATTGTATGAATGTAGTTGTGCATTGTGTTGCGGGGGTTTGCCGAAGTGGTGCAGTTTGCGAACTCGGTGTTATGATGGGATTTTCTGATTGCGAAGGATTCCGCAGTCCTAACCTGCTGGTCAAGCATCGCATGATGAAGCACCTGGGGTGGACTTATGATGAGAATGAACCTCATACTATTAACGGGATTGTACTAGATTCTGGATTAATTGTTCCTAAAAATTATGAAGGTGATATCTAATGCCTAAATGCTATCAATTAGTTGGAGTGCCTGCCTCAGGTAAAAGCACCTGGATTACTAATCAAGAATGGGCTAGCGAATGTGCATATATTTCTACAGATAAACATGTAGATGCCTATGCAGAGTTACACGCTAAAACCTACAGTGAAGTATTCAAAGATTATATGCCTTCAGCAGTTAAGTTAATGGCCGATGATGTTATAGAAGCTCGAGAAACGGGCAAAGACATTATATGGGATCAGACTTCGACCACTGTTTTAAGCCGTACTCGTAAGTTCAATATGTTGCTAGACTATGAACATATTGCAGTAGTGTTCCGTACACCGCCACGTGATGAATTGGATGTACGCCTTAGTGGACGTCCGGGTAAACATATTCCAACGAATGTGATTGACAGTATGATCGAAAATTGGGAAGAACCAACCGAAGAAGAAGGCTTTAAGGAAATCTGGTATGTCTAAAGCAGAAATCGTTCATAAAGATAAATTAGGGCGGGTATTGGCAATTGGGGACGCTGTTTGTTTTCCTAATAAAAATAGTTTAGAATTTGGAACAGTTAAAAAACTCAACGCCAAAATGATCACAGTTTGGGAACTCGATCATGCAAATTATCGTTGGTATACTGGTAATAGGAAGTATCCCCGAGATCTAATCAAAGTAGAAGGGCCGGAAGTCACAATTTATTTACTTAAAAAATCAGGTTGACAGACTGGTAAAATTCTGTTATAATATATTAAAGAAAGGAGGCGAATATGCCAGCAACATTTTTAGTTAGCGACACCCATTTTGGACATACAGGCGTATGTCGCTTCACCCGCAACGACGGTGTGACAAAATTACGTCCATGGGATAGTCCCGAAGAAATGGACGAAGCCATGATCAAAGCCTGGAACGAACGGGTAAAACCCGGTGATAAGTGTTATCACTTGGGAGATGTTGTTATTAACCGCAGGGCTTTGAGTACACTAGCTCGGTTAAACGGCGACAAGGTATTGATCCGCGGTAACCACGACATCTTCCGTGACGAGGAATACAGGCAGTATTTCCGTGAGTTACGTGCCTACCACGTTGTAGAGGGTATGATTTTTAGTCATATTCCGTTGCACAGTGACAGCTTGGGACGGTTTGGTGTTAACGTTCACGGTCATACTCACGCCAATCGCGTTAAGAAGGCTCGTGGTGTAGATGCTAGAACCGGTGAAGTTTTATACAGCGATGAGGACGATGTCCGTTATCATTGCGTATGTGTGGAACAAACTCCAGACTTTGCACCCATATTGTTTGAAGATGTTAAGAAGCGTATTGTAGAGGAGGGCGGTTCCGTTGAATTTAAAAATGGCAACGGCCCTACAATGTAACATGGTCTACATTACAAACAAATACAAATCCATCCGACTGCCCAATGAACCGGGCATGTTGGATTGGTTGTTAGAAAACTATCCACATTCTGGATATTATATTGTAGAAAGTCATTGACAACTAGCGTAAAAGGCGCTATAATTAATACTTAGAAAAAAACAAAACAATTTGTTTTTAGGATCGATACAGCAATCTTATTACATTCATAAAGTAAACAAAGACGATCCTGTCATTTTAACGAAAGGAGAAAGAGATGACTACATTCGCTGAAGCAGTTAAGTCTACCCCAGAGGTAGCTCGTACCGAAAACGGTATGAAGGCAAAGGCTCATTCGGGCAATGCCCTTGTAGACCTGTTCTACAAGATTGGTGCCAGCCGTGGTAAGTCTGTAACCGCAGACTTCGAACGGGCTTTCCAGGAAGACACTAACCTTGCAATGAAAATTGCATTCTGGTCACGTGATGTACGTGGTGGTGCCGGCGAACGTCAACTCTTTCGTGATGTACTTGTACATCTAGAAAAGTTGCATCCAGAAACTCTGGAAGCAGTTCTTCCTTTCGTAAGCGAGTTCGGCCGTTGGGACGACTTGCTGGTGTTCAAGACTGAAAAGTTCAAGCACATGGCATATACCCTAATCGGTGATGCACTGCGTGAACGCAACGGTCTGTGTGCCAAGTGGATGCCTCGTCAAGGTCCTATCGCAGTTGAAATCCGTAACTTCTTCGGAATGAGCCCAAAGTTCTACCGTAAGAGTTTGGTTGCGTTGACCAATGTTGTTGAAAGCAAGATGTGTGCAAAGGACTGGGATTCTATCGAATTCGGTAAGTTGCCATCGCTGGCTTCGGCTCGTTACAACAAGGCATTTGCCAAGAACGCTAAGACATCATACGAAGCCTACAAGGCTCGGTTGACTGCTGGTACAGACAAGGTAAACGCTAGTGCTGTTTACCCATACGATGTCATCAAGACCTTGCGTCATGGTGGCGATGGTGTAGTTGCAGATGCTCAATGGGCAAGTCTGCCAAACTACATTGGCAATGCCAGCGTTATGCCTTTGGTTGACGTTAGCGGTTCGATGCAATGTGCAGTTGGCGGAAACGCCAATTTGGAATGTATCGACATTGCCTTGTCGTTGGGTCTGTATTGTGCTGACAAGAACACAGGTGTATTCAAGGATACATTCTTGACTTTCAGTGACAAGCCAAAGGCACAGGTTGTTAAGGGTTCGCTATCACAAAAGATGGCACAAATGAACTCTAGCGACTGGGGCATGAACACTAACCTACATGCGGCGTTTGACGAAATCTTACGCATCGCAGTCAAGGGCGGTGTGAACGCAAGTGACATGCCAAAGACTTTGCTGATCCTTTCGGATATGCAGTTTGACCGTTGCGTAAGCTTCGATGACTCTGCTCACCAAATGATCAAGCGTAAGTACAAGGATGCCGGATACGATGTTCCAAATGTTGTATTCTGGAATCTGAACAGCAAGGACAATGTCCCTGTTAAGTTCGACAAGCGCGGTACCGCGTTGGTGTCTGGGTTCAGCCCAGCAGTTATGAAGGGCATCCTATCGGGTGCTGACATGACTCCATATGGTATCATGCTGGCCACTGTTGACGTAGATCGCTACAGCGTTCTATAAATAGTGTTGTAAGGCTAGGTTCAGCAACCTTTAATACTAAAGGACTGCTAGGGAGTTGGGTATGACTGGAGCCGAAAGGCTTTGAAGGTTGATACTTGAAGACGAACTAGATAGGTGTGTTTCGATATTTGACACCGATATAAACTCAAAGTAGACAACTAGCCTGTTAAATAGGACTCTTCGGAGTCCTATTTTTTTATCGGCCCTTAGTGAAATGGATATCACACTTGTCTTCGAAACAAGTAGCGCAAGTTCGATTCTTGCAGGGCCGGCCATGTTTAATGTATAATTAACAGTATGACAACAATACATATTCTAACAAGTCCATACAGCCCGGTCAATATTAATAATAGGGTTGATCCTTTTTCAATAGCCGCAATAAAATTTATCGATCACATGACCCGACTAGGGTGGAACTGTGTACACTATGGAATCGCAGGATCCGAAGTTAGTTGTGAAAATGTAATTTGTGTCGACGACCCGAATGCCGATAGATCCTTTGTGATATCAAATTACAATAACAATGCAGGCGTTGAGATTTCTCGACGCAAACAACCAGGCGACATTATCGCATGTTTTCATGGTGTTGAAAACAGGGGTGCATGTGATGCCAACCCCGATCTTAAGGCAGTCGAACCCAGTATCGGTTACATGACTGAAGCGGTCTGGGCTCCATATCGTGCGTTTGTTTCTTATGCACAGATGCACATGTTCTATGGTGCAAGAGGTATGTTAATGGAGCCTAGCTGGTATGATGCAGTTATCCCCAATGCTATCACTTCTAGTGAATTTGAATTTAACCAAACACCAGATGATTATTTTTTATACTTTGGCAGAGTGATTTCTAGCAAAGGTGTAGATGTAGCAATACAGGCAACAGAAAAAGCAGGCAAGAAATTAATTGTCGCAGGTCCCGGATCCCTAGCACAAATGGGATATCAATCAACCCCTTCACATGTAACCGAAGTAGGTGTCTGCAATCCCGAACAAAGAAAGAAACTGATGGCAGGAGCCAAAGCAGTACTCGGTCCTACCTATTATGTCGAACCATTCGGTAATATGGTGGCAGAGGCCTATATGTGCGGCACTCCGTCTATTACCACAGACTGGGGCGGATTTACTGAAACTGTGCAACACGGCCACACAGGTTTCCGCTGTAGAGAGTTTAGAGAATTTGTCGATGCTATCGAAAATATAGATAGCATTGATCGAGCTACATGTCGCGAATGGGCCATGGCTAATTATGATGACGAAATTGTTCATCAGCAATTTGATCAATACTTTAAGAAAATTTTAACAGGCGACTTTTACAGACAATGAAAAAAGCATTTATTATAACCAGTGCTATAGAACTGAATAACGATTATCCTCTATCATATAGCGACAAGCGTAGTTACTTTTCTAATGAGGAACGGCTAAGACATACTGTTATGACCATTGCCTCTCTAGACAAAGCATGCGATAACGAAACAACTTTCTATCTGCTGGATATGAGCGACAATTGGCAGGAATATAAACAATTCTTAAGCTACCAGCCTAACTTAAAATTTATCAGTATCAAGGAAGAATTTCCTGAGATATTCGATATTGTGACCAAGCATCCCCAGAAAAGTTATTGCGAAACTCTACAGCTGGCTACATTTATGAAAGCCTATCGACAAGAATTATTAGAATACGATTTTGTCTTTAAGATGAGTGGTAGATATTTTGTAGATAGTCATTTCAACATGGATCTACTTACTCCAGAAAATGCCAATAAAATTTTCTACAAAAAACCGTTACAATTTAATTGGAATGACGATTGGGGATTTCAATTAATAGATCGTAGGAAAGAACAAGGTGACAACAACCTAAGGCAATATTGTTCTGTATTGTTCGGATGGGGGAGACCACATTACGACCATTTCTTAGATTTATTCACAGCATTTTCGGCAATGTTTCAACTGAACATCTATAAATTTATGGACATAGAAACTTTAGGCTACTACTATACAAGACCGTTTGAAGAAGATATTATAGAAACAGATTGGCTAGTATACGGATGGACTGCCCATGATGGCAGATTTATGAGGTATTAATATGAATGTTAGTTTAATTATTATTGACAATTTTTACAGCAATCCGGATGCTGTTAGAAATTTTGCGTTGAGCCAGGATTTCAGTGTTAAGGGAAACTATCCCGGTGGAAGGACTAAACCTTTTTTTACCGATGATGTCCGGGCGGCAATAGAATATCAAATGCAGTTTGCTGGTAAAATTACCAATACCTACGAAAGTTCAGGGTATACAGGAGCATTTCAAATTGCAACTGCCCAGGATCGCACATGGATACATTCCGATCCTCATAACATGTGGGCAGGTGTATGTTATCTAACTCCTGATGCTCCTTTGAGCGGTGGTACAGGTTTGTTCCGTCATAAGGCTACGGGCGAGTATAATAAAGTAACTACAGATCACGAAGGATACGATTACACCAAGTATGAGTTAGTCGACCGAGTTGGTAATAGATATAATAGATTGGTTATCTATCGCGGAGATCTATTCCATGCCAGTTTAGATTATTTTGGTGATAATTTGCAAAATGGCAGACTGTTCCAGACATTCTTTTTTGATACGGAAAGATTATAATGACTTATAAAATTTGTAGAGTTATATTTTCAACCAATCGGTTAGAGTTTCTTACCAAAACACTAGTGGCACAACGCCATTTAGATTTCGGCGGGTGCATAGTTGATAGTATTTTTATAGATGATTTTCCAAAAGGTCGTAACGACCTACTGGTGTCCGGACTGGTGAGATCGTTTGGCTACAACGAAATATATCTACATGAAAAGAATGAAGGACTCAGCGTCACATGGTCTCAATTTTGGAATTTGATCAAAGATCGAGATTATGACTACATATGGCATCAAGAAGATGATGTTGAAATATTACAGCCAGTTCGTGTTTTAGATCTAGTTGAACTACTACAAAGTGATCCGCAGATGACACAGGCAGTCTTGTCCCGTCAATCCTGGTATCCTGGAGAAACAGATCCTGTAGCTGAAGCTACAGATATCCTATTCAAACAATACCGAGTAGTCAAAGATAGTGCGATATTTTCTCCAATGGCCAGTTTGTACTCTATGGACAAAGTTAGATTTGACTATAGCAAGTGGTACTTAGAAAATTATCCAAATGAAAATTATCATTCCATTAATTTAAACGAAGGCATGATTGGCAAAGCTCACCTTGAGGGACAGAATTTACTCTCAGGTAGGGTTAAAAATTCTCACGGTACAAACATGGTTAATCATATTGGTGACTACTTTGTGGGCCGCCGGGTTTTACCAGATGAACCGCATTACGAAATGTTTGCAGGATTCGATCCGGAAAAAAGATACAACTCCCGAAACGGGCACGAGTACACTTGACATCTATCTAATATAAGTATATAATTATACTGCGGCTGTGAGTGGAATATGGCAGACCTCCCGCTTGACCCATAGTCAAGAATGGGGACGGGGCACTCGACTTAGTCATCGTGCTTTTGTAGGTTCGAGACCTACCAGCCGTACCAATTTAAAGGAGAGTATATGTTAGATTGTCTTATCTTAGGCGATAGTATTGCAGTAGGAACACAGCAGTTCAAAACAGAATGTGCAATGATCGCCAAGGGCGGTATCAACAGTTATCAATGGGTCAACAAAAACCTCAACAAGGCTCCTTAT